ACGCCGCGTCGTAGGCCCGTTGGCCCGCATCATTTGAAAGATTGGTGAGTAATTGTTCCTGGGCCGCTGACAGTTTAGTGGGGTCGCCACCCAATTTCAGTAGGTTCTCGTTGTACGCCATAAGTCTTGCCTTATTTGCTGCGTCCGTAGCTTTCACCACAGCATTAGGATCGACCGAATTTGGGTTGAAGAAATCGATAGTTTTATCCAAGGCGTTACTTGCCGCATCCCCGATTCTTCCCTCGCGGAGCGCATCCATGACACCACTTCCTGGGGATAAACTGGCATTTAATGCTGGTGTACTCCCAGGAGCGATTGCAGGAGGACCTGATAGTTTCGGTGTTGGAATGGCTTCAGTGGGAGGCCCTTGGCTCGCTGTTGAACCCACTGGAAGGGGTTCAAAGGGAGTCATTGGCTCCTGTAGCCTAGTAAGGGGATCCACTGATGGTTGACCGCCAGAAGTGAACACCGTTCCGTCCATCGTTCTGGTATAAACCCCTGGGCCTGTATTAGGAGAACCCTGTACAAAGTCTCCCGGTCGTAAATTTCCTGATGATTCCTGCGCAACCTCAGTTAGGCTAGTGCCTAAGCTACGATCTAAAGGCACAGTTGCACCTGATGTCCCCGCCTGTCCAGCACCTGTCGACACGACATCAGTAGGGGTAGGCGGTGCTGAGAAAAGATCCGATGCTGACGCGCCCTGTATAGCACCTGCAACCCCCGTGAAAGCACCTGCACCGACTGCACCGATTGCCCCGGCTCTAAGTGCCTGCTTTAAGTTGCCTCCTGAAGCCAACGTGGTTCCAGCACCTGCAAGAAACCCTCCAACAGCAGCCATACCTACCTTAGAGACCAAAAACGAGGATAGTCCTGATAAACCCACGGATCCCGCTGCGCCCGATAAAAAGCCTGCGGCAAGAGGGCCACCAAATATAGCTAGCCCAGCACCAATAATGACCTTACCTACCGTACTTTGTGCGAACTTTTTAACCGCATTACCGACCGACTTGATAGCACTTTTAAGTTGTTTAGCTGCCCACTTAACAAAAAACTCAGGCAGTCCGGTAACTGGATTAATGGTTCCGGAACCTCCCATTTGTTGAAGTAATGCAGCCTCTTCCGGGGTGATATGCGCAAGCATGGTGTCACCGTAGCGACCATACGCGGCCAGATCAGCAATACCGCCCCGAGCCATGGCCATCGGGGGCCGTGAGCCTTGGTTCATGATCATCACATCGATGGCCATGTTCAAAGCAGCAAAGAACCCCGGATCAAATTGCTCAGGAAGAACTTCTTCAGGAAAACCTTCCTCTAAATAAGCGCGTCTTAGGCTTGCATAATCCTGAGGAGCAGCAAGAATGGTATCAACCATTTCGTTGAGCTTATCGAGAGACTGCTTGTCCAGATCAAGTGCTGCCAGCTCTTCTTTAAAAGCAGCAACAGCCTGAGGGTCAATTTGCTCGCCTGCCGACAAGAACTCTTGCGTTACTTCTTGACGCGGTATGTTTTGACGAATCTGCTGTAGGACTTGCATGTCCCCAGGGCTTATGCCCATACCCTGCACTTGAGGGAGTGCCATTACACCTTGCATTTCTTCCATGTTAGTACCTTTCCAGTTGAGCCATGGTCCATAGACCGCGCGTCGGGAAAGGACGCGAAAGATGGCCTAAATTATGCGTGATCATGCTAGTTCCTGTCCATCTCTAGGTAAGAGATAACAAAGTCCACGGTTGTTACGCTGGAAGTCACCTTGATAACGTCGGTCTCTTCCATGTTTAACGGCACACCACTAAACACATCCATAGTGGCGTTGGTCGGCAACACGTAAGATTTAAGTAAGGAATAACCTGTTGCCCCGCCTGCTGGGTAGAGCTTTACATCGAGTGTTGCACTGTTGGCATTGCGATTGGTCACCCGCAGTGAGGATACCGTTGCAGCGTTAGCAGCGGGCACCGTGTAAATTGCCGTTTCCGTTGTAGCGGAAGGCGTCAGGACGTCTCTAAAAAATTTATTAGCCATATTAGAATGAAGAGACGAAGTTAACGGTCATGATGACCGAGGGGATAGCGGGACGCGTGGGCGAGGTTCCTGCCGCATAGTGCTCCAGGTATACATCAAGGCTATCGGACCACCAAGCAATCTCAAGATAGTCATTGGCTGGATCGTCCACCGTGAAGATACCCGTAATAGCAGGAACAACATGCGACCACACGCCAGAGCTTTTACGAACAGGTATATCAAATCGAGTATTACTGAGCGGGAAGTTTGTGCCGGTGTCCTTGGCCCATACCTCAAACTCCGCTGCGGTATTGCCACGATTGGTGACCTGTAAGGTAAAAGTCACTAGATAGTTCCCTGCGCAGGGGACTTTGATGCGGCTGTTGTTAGTAACAGAAATGCCGTTGGTAGGCGACACACTATCATAGGTCAAAAGGTTCTCGCCCGTGATGCTGGCGTTTGTTTGATCGGTTTCCGAGATCAACATTGCAAAAGGCAACGCAATCCCATTACTGACCTGTGCGCCACGAATCCCGGCTGCAAAACCACTGCCCGCAGACTTTGCAAACCACGAAGCCGCAGCAGCTTGATTCTGATCAACCACTGAACCATAAGTATTATTAAGCTGTAGCACGATCTGCTCAAGCGATCGCACAAGCTGGTTGAATTGCCCTGGATCGTATTGTGCAGAGGCGTTTGGAAGCCTGACGTTAAAAATCTTACTCATCGCAACCCATCAGGCTGGATGTCAACACGCATCGTGCCGTAACGCCAGTTATCGTTCACTTGATCGCTTTCAATCCTCAAACTGATCTGCCTGCCTCGTGCGCGAGTGTCTACCTTATTGGTGTTTGGCTCAATGACGTAGGGATCCAAGGAACTTGGGTTAGCGGTCTCTTGAGGGTAGTAACGCAACAACAAATGCACCGTCAGATCACCGACCTGATTCTTAAAGTCAGGGATGAATCGCTTCATGTACATGACTTGGTCACCATCGCCAATGTCAAAGTAGCCTGACTTGATGTATGACGTAAGTGCTATTTGACCATTGGCATCAACCCCATTCACCCCGACCTCTTGCAAGTAAACAACGCCCCGGCCTGCGGTCAACCCATAAATCGTGCCATCTACGGGCGTTTGCGTGCCATCGGGCAAATATTCTGTGGCAACAGGATAGTTATACGTTCCAATATCGTTCCATGAAGTCCTGGGCATGCTGCCAATAGACCACACATTTTCAAGATAATTGAAAGTCACAAAACGATTCGGGAACTCCGCGCCTTCTGAGCAGTACCACCATGTGACCTCATTGAACTGTGAATTCACACCTGCATGAAACTTGTTGGCCTGCCGAAATTCAATGTCTTTGAATACATAATCTTGTACCGTGCAGGGCAGCTTCTTGACTGTGCCGTCAAAGGCATAAAAAGCGTTGATCCCCATCCAAAAAGCAATGCCGTTTACATCAATGGCTGTATGAGGACCTGCACAATCGCAGTTGGCACCGAGTTGTTGAAAACTAAAGGTATACGGAGGCCCAACGTATTGCATACCATGCAAAGCACCGTTGGTAAAGATCAGGATTTGACCTTTTGAACGGATCGCACTAATGATGAATGTACCGTCTGTCAGGCGCTGACCTCCTGCTGTATTTGTGGCGGTTTCAGCAAAACTATTAATATCCTCTTGATTGGAAAACCGCACAAACATGGGATCGGTACTGCTTGGCGTCCCGATCGTGGTCTCTGTGCCAAGACAAACTAAATGCCGATCGGGCGTGGATACCAGTGCAAACGTGCTCGTGGTCGGTGCGCCATTGATCACCGTGGCACGCGAATCCAAAGTGCTCGCGTCATAAAGGTAGATACCCCCCTGCACAAGCTGGCAAACCACATCCTCACCAAAGTTATCGAACTGCCATACCCGAGACGTAAGCGTTAAATCCGCTGAAGCAGGACGTGGTGTGCCAAAAGATGACGCTCCCCATACCCCTGCGCCCCAACCTAGATCCTGGAAGGAATCTTCCTGGCCGACATTGATTTGATACGCTCCAACCACTGCGCCGCCGCCGTTGCCTGAATCACTACTATTAGCAGTGACTCCAACCTGGATTGTGTAGGTGTCAACAGTGGGCACCGTTAGAATCTCAAATTGGGCATTAAGATAAAAGGCCGTGACATTCCCACCAAGGCTCACGGCTCCGCTGAAGGTTACGAAATCACCGACAATGGCTCCATGAGAGGTATCTGTTACCGTGACAATGTTGCTGCCGTTAGTGGCAGCAAATGTTACGTCTCCTGCGGCTGTTGTCGTTCGCAGCGGTGTAATGTCATACCAAAGACCACCATAAAAGGTGTAAAGCTTGCGGGTGGTACCTACAATTAAACGTGGAAGGCCCTCTAAATCGTTCCAGGTTAAAATATCACTGGGCAAGCCAATCAAATATTCCGAGTGAGCATTGAACCACGTCCAACCACCTAGTTTTTCAGGCAGGCCATAACGGAAACGGACGTAATCACCGTCGATCCACCCACCTTCAGCACCATACTCCGTGTTTTGTTTATCAATCCCCGGCTTCAAAAACAGTCGTAGTAAAGGCATTACTTAATTGGACCCCCGACCAGCCATGCGTCACAGGTTCTAGCCCCTGCGCATTTGAAATGAAAGAGTTCACAATAGCCCAAGTTAGATCGTTTAACGACATCTTTCTCAAGTTCCATGCCCGTTTCCTGGGCGTCTTCGGCGTGAATGCCTTTTTCAATGCAGGCCAGCATTGCTGGGGTCTGAATAAACGC